CTCATTAACAGGGTTACCATTCTGGTCTAATTGCCTGTTATCGGCAGGGGCAGGCTCCTGGCCCTGGTCATCAGTAGGCGCTGGTTCATTGCCAGTTGATGGTGCAGGGGTATTGCTATCAGTATTGGCCAGATCAGATGGCTGATCAGCCTGATCTACATCATCAACAGTAATCTTGACTACTTCTTCCTCCTGGTTCTGCAATTGATTGTTTTGTGTTGTCATACTACAAACATCTTTTAATGTTTCAAATTATACAAGAATTATAAATAACAGTATAAGATGATAATATATCACTCATTAGCTGTCATTTTGTTGAGAATCCTGCTGGATTTTTCTTTCCTCTATTTCCTTATCATATTCAACTTCCTTGTTCTCGATCTCATTTTCACGTTGCTGTGACCGAGCATCCTGCTTGGCCTTGAATTTCTCAAGTTCAAGCTCTTGCTTCTTGAAGTCCTCTGCTCTTTGTTTGCCCTCCTTGAAGCCTTCGTTCCGGGCTTTCTGGATAGCTTCCTCCATCTTCTTCTGTGTATCTTCCGTATCCTTGATCTTTTCCTTTATCTTTTCAAAGGACTCGGACTGGATGATCTCAAGGGCATCAGATACCTTGCCTTCATTCTGTAGCATCGGCTGTATCATTTCTTCAGCCTTCTGCTTGTTCCTTTGCTCCTTGCGGCTATTTACAACAAATACCGAATAGTCACTCTCCTGGTGCTCGGCCCCATCAATAGATATAACTTTCAGCCTTTCCTTTGTACTTAAATAGGATCCCTTCTTTCCTTCCCTCCATGCGATCTTGGATAGGTCAAGGAGACCCTGAAGCTCCCGCTGTTCAAACCGCTGGTGTTTTCTAAAGTACTCATCGGTCATGTAACTTGACTGTATAATAGCCTGCTCTGTTGTAGACTTACCCTGATACTGGCCTATTGAAGCCCTTCTTTGTGCTGTGATACCACTAACACGTTCCCACTCAGCTACTATTTGGTTCAGCAGGTTAATATACTGATCAATAGTCTTGAGGGATAAATCCAGTATATTCTGGTGGGTAGCAGGCAGGTCATCACCGCCTATCTGCTGATAGTTAACCCATGCAATACCTGACTTTTCAATAAGGTACATCCATTGATCCATGCTGTACTTGTCAGGTATAAGGTTAATATCAAGCATTGCAAGCACATCCTTGGCTTTAGCAATGGCGTTGTTGAGTTTGTACTTGTAAATGTTATAGGTTACCTGATAGGGCTTACCTAAACCAACGAAAGAAATATTACGGGAATTAGCAGTTGTGTGGGCGCGGCCGTTTATAGGCAGCTTACATTCTGATAAGTTGTTAAGCGAGTTACGCTGGTTAGGAACAGGCCGTATCTTTTTGTATAGTTTACCATCAATTTTGTAGCCTTCCCAGGCCTGGTTTACCCATATCCACTCTACAGTTTCACCAAGTTCCTTTTGTGGTTTATAATCCTCATCAACTATTGTTTCATTTTCAGCACCAAGCTCATCCTTGTACTTGAGGATCCCGATCTTACGCTTTGATTTCCAGCACACATAGACCTTCTCTACTAACCTATCTTTCTGAATATTGGGGTTAGTGCCCTCCATGCCCCTGTTGTTGATCTCATTATTATAGTCGGCATCAACATCTGTCCAGCCCCCTGAATATGCAGGAGAAGATCCTGACTGACCGCCTGCTGCGGGAAACTGGTAAGTAGTCGTCTGATTGGGGTTTTCTAACTGCTGGATCTCTTCCTCGGTAAGCTCGTTGTAGAACTCATCAATGATAGTAGAAGCATGTTCAAGCACACGGTAAAGCGCCCAATGAGCATCCTCTACAAACTCTACATCAACATCCTTACTGTAATCCACGTTAGTCGGAAAGAGGTTCTTGTAGTATATCTGGGAATCTACAATGTACTTATGTGAGAACTCGTAGGCTGAAATAAGATAGTTATTGAAATTGTCTACAAACTTGTCATGTAGCTCACATTCGTTGTAAATGTAGTTGAGTGCTTCCTGTCCCTGTATAGCACGTTCTGATTTAAACGAGCTCTCTTTTTCCTGTACTATTTCCTTAGGATTCTTTGTCTCATCGGTAGGCCTTCCGGGGTCTTCTCCCCTTCGGTTTAGCTCATTGGCAAACTCCTGATCCTGCTCTTTAATAAGCGCCTCCATGAGCATCTCTTCCTTTTCTGTTGTAACATCCGGATTTGATGTTATTACCTGGAAGCTAGTGCCCATGTCGTTCTTTTCCCCGCCAAGTACTGCAAGGTCACTATTAAGCAGGGGGTAGTTTCTCAATTCTGTTGGAAGCTCCTGGCGCTCCTCTCCATACGGCCTTGTTATTTCCTCGTAGTCCTCATCATGGATAATACCATGTACAGCGTCATAAAGCTTACGTATCTTCCAGTTATTGTAGGAAGACGTAAGTGTACTCATGTTACATATAGCATCAATAGTGAGCTTTCCATGCTCATTATTGTTTGCTACTTTTTGGTTATATGTCTTTAGCTGGCTGGGCATGCCCATGCCCGTAAAACTAGAACTAATTGTAGCCATAGTACAAGTTTAACACATAAATTTTGCTTAGTTATCGTCAATAACTGTAGCCCTGATAATCATATACTATCTCACAGCATTTTTACCAAGGATCTTATCAAGCTCGTCTCCTCTCGGCATTCTCCGTGCATTACTGGATGCATTGTCATCAGGAGAATTAAGGTCTCTCATAAAATACATACCCACGATCAGCGCCATAACACGGTCAAAGTTTCCCTTATCCCTGTTATATTGCATTAGTTCCTCAACCAATCCGGGATCCCTTATCATGTCCATATTTGTAAAGTGCTCGCCATCCTCGTTAGCACCCCTTTTCTGCTTAAGCCAGTCAGCAAGGAACCCCTCACCATCACACTTTCTCTGATAGTTGCCGAGGCTTATACCATAAGACCTGGTACTTCCTGGTTTTTTCTTACGCTTGGAAGTGTTGGAAAGAATATCCGGTGTTGTGGCAAGCCAGTGGGTTAATTTGTATCTTTTTGCATACCCAATAACATCACCCCTGTCGTTCTCAAACCCTATCTTAGCATTGTAATACTGGGCCAGCCGGAACAGGTTATCATTGTAGGTATCAATTGACTCAGGCCTGCCCACATAACTGGCTACTATCATGTCATCAGGGTGGCTGAACATGTTAGGATTCTTTATCACATAAGTAGCACCAAGTGACAGCCCTTCTACACTATCGTGTGCAAAAGGGTCGTGGCATATTATGTAGAGATTGCTGGGTATTTTACCTTCCTGGTCGCGTTGCGGGGCCTCAAAAATTACAATACAGCCTGTTTTATCATCCTCCCGCCTGACAGGAAAACTATAGTAAGGCTTTAGCTTATTGTCGATCCTGAACCTCAGGACACCGTCCTCACGCACAAGTTTTCCTGGTGTGCCCATTTGGACTTCACCATTTACCCTTATCTGTTTTTTCCTGTGGCTAAGGTCATTTGTAGGAAAGGCATTGGTAGCTATTTCAAGAGAAGCCTCCGATGGGCTCATCGGGTTTTTAGCTTTATGAAGCTCTAAGTCCTGTGGATTACCATTAGCTTTTAAATCTGACCTTCTCTCTTCCTCCCGCTCTATAGCTTCCCTGACCTTAGAATTACCATCAATATCCATGTAACCTGTCATGTTTTTATAAACAGGAAAGAAGTAGGATATTTTTTCGGACTCCAGCCCCTCCTCATAGATGTTATAAAAAGGTACTACCTGGTTAGGCTCAGGGTTATTAAAAAGTTCATTCAAGGGCCCGAAGTCTGCGCCACGTGTGCCTCCAGTACCGAACGCTAGCATCGTCCCGAATGTAATGCTATCCTGGCGCATGGATTCAAGGTTAAGGTTCCATGCCTCTTTCAGCTCCGGGAAGATACCAGCTTCCTCATATACCATTAGCTCACCACGCTTACCAGCAGCTTTGTGAGGTTTATCTTTTAGCGTGATCCCTTCTATTGTATTCTGTCTACCCTTTGCAGCATACCCACCATTTGTGGGAACCTTTTTACCACATGTTTTGGACATGGTACCATCCGTAATACGGGGCTGAGTCCACGCTGTGTTCAGGTCTATGTAGTTTATTGTGTCCCATGCTGTACCAAGTATCCCACCATTACCCTTGCTTATAAGGTATTCCTGGTCAGATGCCATGGCATAATTGTTAGACTTGCGCTTATGGAAATAGTTACGGGCCAGCATTGAGGCTATTTTGTAAGTAAAGCCCCTACCCCTCGCCTTTAGCACCACAAGATGATAACCACCCTTTAATGAAGCTATACTTGATTCTATACCAAGCCTGTTGAAAGCTTCCCAGTCCTCGTTTCCGTCCTTGTTAAGTAAGCCGTTCTTTGCCAGCTCAAATACCCAGAAAAACTCGTAGTCACCATCCCAGAATGCCGGAAACTGAAGATCCCTGTTTTCTATAGAAGCAGCAACTGTAGCAGTATCGCCCATGGCGATCTCATCAGGCACTTTCAGTATAGGGCAATAGTTAAGATAAAAGTAGTGATACCCTGTAATGGTAGTGTCACCAATAGTTAGTCCGTGTAAACACCTCTGCTGTTCCCTTCTCCAGAAGTCAAGGTAGTCTTTGCTGCCTGTAGGAGCATCTACATAATAGCCATACTTTTCCCTGTTTAAGGCAGCTTCCCTGAAATATTGGGTGTTTACTATCATTTAAGTGTCAACGTTAATCAAATACTCGTTTATCATCCCCATACAAATAGTTAACTCATAGACACATTGTTCCAATACAGCATGCTGTCTAAACCTAAAGGGCTTATTATTCTCTATGTAAATGACTAAAAAGCTCGCCAGTTTTTCCAGAAGCCCGTGTACAAAATGAGCTAATGTTATACCTGACACATCAAATATGTAAGTGTTTTTATCCTCATCCGAAAGGTCTCTTCCTATGATCAGACATTTATTCTCCAGGGGATCATAAACAATACAGGTGTCATGGTGTAGTTTGTTTGAATTCTCATTTATAGTAAACTTCTTATTGTGTACTAACTCGTGGCTTCTATTTATCGGCTTGCATTTTTCGAGACCCTGTAAGGCATGTGTGAGTGACAACAGTTTAGACCTTGTTATCTGAAAAGGTGCATGCTCTATACGCCTCCTGTCGTGTAGTGGCTTGTCTAAAAGCTGGGCCACGTAAGAAAAAGCCCATAAAAAGTTCCTCATCTCATCTTTACTACCACATTTCAGGATTTCCTCTATTTCAAGTTGTTGTGCCATAATTATTCATTAAATTCAGTGTCCTGTACACCACCGTAATTCTGGCCTTCTTTACTCTCGCGTTCGCGGATCTTCTTTTCAAGGTTGTCAATACTTTCTGCAAGCTTGGGTATCTGGTTTATTGTCTCCCTGAACTCCTTTACTGAGTACACAGGCCTCCCGTTTTCATCCCTTTGCGAGAGATCAGCATTGTCAAGAAATGTCTTTAGCTTATTCAGCCCTCCTTTAGCTGACTCCCACAGTTTTGTGAGGGAATCCTCAACTAAATTCTGGTACTTATCAATAGCATTCTTTACCGTGTCATCCACTTTCCAGTTATCCGGGAGGTCAAGGGAGTTTACAACCTCGGTGTGGCGCATGCTTTCATCGTCATAAGACTCCAGGAACGGGCTTTTAGGGTTATACATTAGCCATATGTAGGCAAGTTCAGCACGGGCGCGCTTTTTATAACGACCCGTGCTGTCACCTTTCATACCCTTGTCACGCCTGACAAGCTCTTTAAACTCGCTCACCTGG